CTTTAATTTTAGTAAAAGCCTTATGCGGTTTAAAAGCGTCGGTTGGTTCTTGTACAACTTTGGCACTACTGGATTCACGACGGGCTGTTTGTATACCGCTTCCGCCTTTAATAAAGCCAATACGACGACCAGAATCACTAGATACAAAGCGGTTTTTAAAGTTATAGTCGTACCCAAGGTTTCGTTGTTGGTGTTGTGTTCCGTAGAATTCAGACCATCTGGCTTTTTTCATTGCTGAAAAATCGTATAAACCTCCTCCTTGATATGAGGAAGCAATGGGAATACCAGACAAAGAAGTGGTTAGAGGGATGATTACCCGTCTAGGGTCTTTACTTCTACCTTTTGGAGAAGCACCTTCACGAGCCACAATTAGTGCCTAATTAAAAGTTAATTAGTCAGAAACTACAGTTGGGTTCGGACGCTTCATATAACCGCCCGAATTGTACTCCATTTCAAATGTTGGCATTCCGTCGCCAGCCATAGCACCAGTTACAAAATCACTAAGCAGTGCTGGTGCTTCAACCCACGAAGCCGAGCCTACGTGTGCACGCTCTTTCATGGTGTCTTCAGCATGCTTGTAGAACATCTCTGGGTTGTTGTGGTTTTGACGCATAGGTGACGATGCGGTGTCAAAGTATGCACCAATTGAGAAATCGTTAGGAACGTCAGTGTCTGTGGCTACGCCTTCTTCAAAACGAAGAGGACCTTTGTTGCCTGGGATGCTCGGAGCCATTGTACGCTCATAGCGAATTTCCCCACGACCTGTTTCTTGGTATGGGTTACCAGGAGCGACTGACATGTTTGATGTTGAGTCTTGCATTTTATTATCCTCCAAAAGTGGATGTTGCTACCATATACTTTACCATTTTTTAAAGGTTATTACCGAAAGAACGGCGAACTGCCTACTTGTACCTCTGGCATTGTGTCGTGAACCGTCATTGCACAAGCAAGAGCAAGGGAATCTGGGTAGTCATCAAACGCTCCTTTTTCGTTAGGTGCAGCGGCAAGCAAATACGGACCTTTGTACACTTTTTCAAGGTCTGACATTTGTTGATTAAAACGTTTCCACGGCCTTGTACGACGGGCTTTGGAATGAGCAGGTATTACCAATTGGTCTCGTTGAATTAACTCTGTTAAATGAACCCAGCGTTCGTGTTGTGCTTTTGAATCAGATGACATTGCTATAACTTCTATGTCAGATAGCAACAATTGTAAACGTTCAGCGACAGCACCACCAACACCCTGTGAATCAACACCAACACGGATTACTGCATAATGACGCAAGAAATCAACAATTTCAAAATACTGTTGTTCCCATTCTTGATTGTTTATTTCAAGCCAATTAAGGATTCTATGTTCGTAAAAACCAAAAGCGTCTGGATGGTCCCAATCCACCCAAACAATGGTTACTACCGTTGAGTCATTGGACCTAGCAACGTCAATTCCTGCAACAACAGGAGTTCTCCACCACTCTTTAACTAGCGGCATGCTTTGGTCAAATAGTCTTTCCATTCGTTCTTCAGATACAAACATACCTTTTTCAAGAATCCATTTATTGCAATAAGACATTTGAAACTCGTCAGAGTCTTCGCCAATTCTTACTTTTTCTTTAGAAATAAACTTTCCGTAATTAGGGTTATATTTAGACGCTGAACGGTGGTCGTATTCAAAATGGGCTTGCCTATGACGACGCCCTCCATTAACACTACGTCTTTTATTAAATTGAATCATTTTATAAAAATAAGATTTAGTCCTAGAAGCGGTTCCTGTTAGGCAAATAGTTCCGTTATTAAATGCAAGCATCGGCTTTATTGATTTAGTAACCATGTATTCGTCGGCCTCTTGGCACTCATCAATTAAAATAAAATGATATGTTTTAGACTCAATTTTGGCTTTGGGGTTACATGTTTGCATGCGGCAAAGAGAACCAGCATTCTTTAATGTAATTATTTTACCTTTACCACGCGCTCCTCCTGACGCTGCTTTATCGTCAATTTCTGGGTCAAGAAGAAAATCAAGAGCATGTTCGTTAGTTAGTTTTGTAACTATGCGACTAAACACGGTATCTGCTTGGTCTTCTGTTGGAGCAAACACTCCGCACCAAAAACCCTTATCAAACTTAGATAACCACGTTGGATACACTGGGGCAAGTTTTGGCAAAATAACCATCATTGATGCCATCACTCCAGACAGCACTTCTGATTTTCCAGATTGGCGACAACCAATGACGGTTACTTCGTCACCGTCACCTAATACGATAGATTCAATTAAACGATATGCAATAGGTATTTGGTAAGGGAAGAATTCAATATCGCAAAACTCTTCGGTAAAAATAAGAAGTTTTTTAACTAAATGGTCAACAAACTCAGTTGACGCCTCGTCTAATTCTGGTGCCAGTTCCTCAATGTCAAGGACACTTGTAAGGTCTTCAATTTCATTTTCCACGCTGACCTAATTCAATATGAATGTTGTTTAGGATTTCAAACAACTCGTCAAGTGTTGAGTATTCAGCACCGTGATAACGGTACTTATCAAATGCTGCTCCCACATCCATTAATGTAGTTTCATACCAATTTAATAAAGAAGGCAAATCCATCCGTGTAATACGGGTAGATGGTAACTTTTGATTAGTTACCTTTTTCCAAAGATTTAATGCCATTCTCTAATCTCCTTTGGTTTGTAATGAAGTTCCCTGCCTTTTAATGCTTTTAATAAACCATTCATTTCACTAATTGCATCATTGCGTTTGCATAAACCTATTTGAAATACGTATTTACCTAAACCAATTTGAACACCACGTCCAGTTCTCCACGGATAACTGGTCTCCCTCATAAACCCACTAGATATTGAAAACCCCTTATGTGTATCTCGTAAAACCCAATAAACAAACCCAAGTCCTAAGACAAGGTTAAGAGTTCCTTTAAACAAATAAACACCTAAAAACAAAACAATAGGTAAAGAGATAATTAATAAATTATGTTTAGCAAATATAGCGTATACGCTATAAAACAATGCGGCTATAAAAACCCATAACGCGGCATAACCAAATAATCTTTTCATAACTACAGTCTAATGCCAGCGCTGTCCGTTCCACTGTTTTCTGTAAAATCACTAAATTCGTTTCCATACGGAGACTCACTTGCTGGTCTGTATCCATAGCCATTTAAGGTTGTGTTGATAAACGTTCCTTTTGAATTACTAGCAGCAAACGCTTGATACACCGAAATGTCCACTGGTCCATAAACCCAGTCTGGACCTTTTCTTCCATTTTTGTGGAACCTGACTAAAATGTAACCCATTTTTGCTCCGTACAAATTAAACATTGGTTGGTCAAGAATAAACTTGTGGGAGCACATTCGTGTACTACCCGCAGGTCCTTGACCGTAGTTACTAGAGTCATCTGGCTTGTTGGCAATTTGAGCAACACGTACCGTGTTAAATAAAGAGATGTCTACATCTTGAAGTGGTTTGTCATCTTCAACAATGACGTTTCCTTCGTCATCAACTTTGGCGCCGCCAGGAACCGTTAAGGACGTTACCTCACGTTTTCGTTTGTCTGCAATTTTGTCGGCGTCACGATTGAATTCAGCCAGCCGTTCAGTAAGAGATGGCCTGTTTGCAGGCATTCCACGTTTTCTAGGGTTGTATTTGCCTGGGTCAGCCATTTAACCATTATCTCACAATATTAAGCGGTATAAGCCACATAGTTAGATAACGGTAAATAGGTTGCACTTTGTTCATCTCCTAAATCGTCAGCGGGGAAAGTATTAAACGACAAACTAATTCTTTCATGGTTTACTGTTTGGGGTACAGAATGATGCAAGTCTGAACGAAAAATAATCAAACTGTTTTGTGGTGTCGGCAACCACCAAGATTTTGAATTAACTAAATTCCAGTTATTAACTGAGGGTTTGTAGTAATGGTCACGAGGGTCGTTTTTGTAAAATGTGATTTTGTCGTCATCGTTTGTTTGCACATAAAATACACCGCTTAAATAACTATTTGGATGACAATGAATATGGTGTCCTTCACCATTTAATGTTTTATTTAACCAAGACTGAGTTATTTTTAAGTCTGTATTTTCTTCCAGTACTTCAGAAAGATATTTTTTTATTGATTCGTTAATAAACTGTTTAAGTTTGGATAAATCAGGGTTATCTAAAACAAACTTGTTTTTTGAAATACTATTTAACTCATTTTTTTCTAAACTGTCAAGGTTTATGTTTATATTTATTAATTCTTTTTTAGTTAACTTTCTGTTTAAATTAAACACCCCAACTGCTTTGGGAAACAAATGAACTATTTGCATTTAATAAATATACCAGTTAGTTAAGGTATTTCAACTTATCTTACAGTACTACTTTGTAGTGATGTTAAAAGATATCACTATTTTTTCGTCACCCTTTAGGGCTGGACATCCATGTACAAAATCGCTTTTAAAAATTATTAACTTCCCAGGTATGCAAGGGTGTTTGCATGTTTCATAACTTAATTCGTTTAAATTTTCTTTTGAAACAGGCAACAACATGTTATTGATATTGTTATAAAATACAATATTGTCTAGGTTTTCTTCAGCACTAACATAAAAAACTCCGCTAAATAAACTGCTTGGGTGATTATGAGGGAAAAGATAATCACCCTTCTTGCTAACGTTTGCCCACATGCTATCTATTTTTAGTTGTAGGTCATAACCTAAAGCCTTACTGTAAGTGTTTGCGTGAGTTAATATGTCTTTTCTGAGTGTTTTAAAAACTAAATTGTTTTTTAAATCTTTTTCAGTTATACCGTGAGTTGTCTCAACGTAGTTTGCGTCAGTTCGTATACTTTTCTCCGTTACTATTTTAATAATTTCTTTTCTATATTTAGACAAATTAGAGAGATGCAGATTGATTGCGGTATATGTGGTCTTAGGAAACCAAGCCTCAATTAAAATCTCATTTTTGTTATCCATTTTTGTGCATCCTAATAGTTGGCATAATGTCGTGCATGCCTACCAATCCCCAAATATCGTCATTGTCCGTAGATGTGTTTTTAATATGCAATAAGTTATGTTCAAAGTTGGGTTTATCAATAAACGCATAAAATTCTTCAAGTAATTTTACTGTGTCATTACAAAGCCGTTCATAAGATACAACAAAACAACGGTCAGGTATTTGGGACAATAAATTTTTATATGAGATTATACATGGGTCAATAATTGATGTTTGTATATTTTGATTATAGTTTGGTGATACGTCCGTCAAGCGTTTAAAAGATGCAATTATTTCTGGGATATCCCTTTCCATGACAATAAACTTTGGAACATAACCAAGGGCTTTAATTAATACAGTTAAGTTATACGGAGAACCCCAGGTAAATGATTTATCAATAATTACAGACTCAGTTTGATGAATATAAAAAGAAGGTATTATTGATTTAATAACGTTTTCTACCCCAACGTCATTTGAATTAGCATGAAGTGCCTGTCGGCTATTCCATATATGATATGTATGATATAAAGCATCACATAAAAAAGATGTAGATGAAGCAAACACATCAGGGTTTTGATTAATGATGCTTGCAAAAAGAGTTGAGCCAGAACGAGGCAGTCCAGCCAAAAACACATATTGTTTGTCCATTTTGTTTCCTTTTAATAAACTTGTATTAAAACTACTATTCTTCTGTTTGAGGTACCCAGTTCAGTGTATCTTCATCCCAATAATACTTTCTATTGTCTGTTGGGTGAACAACAGGTGCCTGCCAATCAAAGTTTTCGTCAAGAACCCAAGAGTAAAAAGGTTTTGGAGATATAAAAACATTGTTTACAGCATCGTAAGTACCTCCTGGGCAAGCATACTCTTTACGAAAAGTGCCATTAAAAGACGTTTGAACCCACTCCCCATCAAGACCGAGTGATGCAATAAAAGCAAGACCCAAACTTTCTTGCTCAACATTATCTTGGTCTAACAACTCACTGTTTTCAACTTTAATAACAGATTCAACTATCCCATTTGTAATTTTTGCGAAGTATGCCATTAGATTGTAATACTCCCGCTTCCGCTAAAATTGTAAATTCTGTAGCCTCCAGAAACCGTTACGCTTGGTGAACCAGTAGTAGCAGAAGCAGCACGTAAAGAGTCTGGGTATCTTAAAATTACGCGCCCAGTACTACCACCACCACCTCCAGAGGGGCCACCACCATCACCAGTAGTGGCACCGCCGTTTCCTCCAACACCATAAGAGCCGCCACCGCTACCACCTGCAGGTTGTCCACCATATTGACCGCCACCGCCACCGCCGCCGTAACTGCCTCCAAAATAAGAACTACCAAGAGTAGGACCACCACTGCCAGCCGTATAACCAGCACCTGCACCGCCACCACCGCCAGCACCACCGCCTCCGCCACCAGCAAAGCCGTTGCCGCCACCACCGTGACCGTTTCCAGAAGTGCCACCACCACGACCACTGTTAGTGCCACCAGCACGGCTCGTTCCAAATGCGCTGCTTGCGGTTGCTTGACCACCAACGACTATTGAATAAGTAGTATCACTTGTTGCTGTGAACGTGTGTTCGGAAACACCGCCACCGCCTCCGCCTCCGCCAGAGTAGTCATTGCCGTAACCACCACCGCCTGCTCCGCCGCCACCAATTAAGAGGAAATTAACAACCGCTTCAAACGGTCCGCCACCACCACGTCGCATAGTATCAACTTGAAAGGTAGAGTTAAGTTTTCTAGAGCGTGGTGCCAAAGCACCACTACTAACTTGCTTACCGCCCGATGTGGTTTTAAAAAAAGACGACATCGCTAAACCTTAAGCAATTACGTTAACATACCCGTGCATTACAATAACGTTCGCTGTTGCAGCAAAGGCTTTAATAACAAGCGGAGTAGCGTTACCTTTAAGAATCAAACCAGGAACAATTAAATACAAACCCGCTTCAGTAGGAACCGTAAACTCAATATTGCCATCAGGTGCAGTAGCCTCGCCCCACTCAACAGTCAACTTGACATTTGATGCAGAAGTGTTTACTGCATACAACCAAACCTCGTGCAAAGTTGCAGCAGTAGCCGAACCAGTATGAATCGTTGTACCAGCCGTAGCAGTCGCAACAACCTTAATACCCTTACCATCAGTTGAAGCACTAAGAATAGATTTGCTAAATGTTGCCATTATATTATCTCCTATGTTTGTATAAGTATATCAGTTATTAACTAAAAATTGCTGCTGCAAGAACAAATTGGTCATCATCAGGTATAGCAGAAATAGTCGCTGTTGAACCTTCACCAGGAGTATGGCTAACAGAAATACCTGCTCCAGCCGATACCCCAACCATGTAGTTACCAACGGTGTCGGTTGTTAAATCAATTGCATCGTTAACCCACGCTGAACCATTGTACTTCAAAAACTGACCGCTGGCGGCGCTTGTGATGGTTGTGTCACTAAGCCCGTCTACACTCAACGCTGATGCGGCTGCGGCGGCTTGGTTATCTACGTAGGCAGTAGTGGCAATCGCTGTAGAGTTATTGTTCGCAGTTTGAGTGGTAGCAATCGTTCCAGTTGGAAGTGTTGGAGTTCCTGTAAACGTTGGTGAGGCGAGGTTTGCTTTTAGAGCACCCGCAGTATCAACATAAGCGGTAGTAGCAATGGCTGTAGAGTTATTGTTCGCAGTTTGAGTTACGGCAATCGTTCCTGACGCAAGGGTTTTGTTACTAAGAGTTTGCGTTCCAGTGTCTGAAACCAGCACAGCATCAGCGTTACCAATTGTCGTGCCACCTGGTAATTTGAGCGTGTTTGATGCTGCTTCAGAGTGAGGTTGAGAAGCAATCTTTTGACCGTGGGTGTTAACGTGGCAGTTAAGTTGCAACTGACCAACAACTGCAGCATTATCACCCTTAATTTCTAAGATGTTTGTGTATGGTTGAACAGCCAAGTTACCTGAAGCGGTTACAGCCGTTCCTGCTAAAGTTGGTGAAGTGATTGATGCACCAGTTGGAATCGTGACCGTTCCCGTAAATGTTGGCGAAGCAAGTGGGGCTTTTAGTCCCAATGCAGTCGTAATGCCTGCGGCATACGATGCGTCATCATTAATGGCTTCTGCCAATTCATTAAGAGTATTCAATGCGCCAGGTGCGCCGCCAATTAAATCTGTAACTGCGCCAGTAACAAATGCCGTTGTAGCAACTGCTGTTGTGTTATTACCAGCAGTCTGAGTTGTAGCAATCGTTCCAGTCGGAAGTGTTGGCGTGCCAGTAAAAGTTGGCGAAGCCAAAAGTGCATAACCAGCCGCATTGACCCAAGCACTACCGTTCCATTTGAGTAAATCTCCATTGGTGGCAGATGTGATAACTACATTTGTAATGTCATCAAGGTCTGCTACTGTGCCTGAAAGTGACGCATAAGAAAGAGAGTTCCATGCAGTTGTGCCATCACCAATTTTAAATTGAGTGGTTGTGGTATTAATACCCATTTCACCAGCAGCAAGAACAGGATTAGCCGAAGCCCAGTTAGCACTAGTATCACGTCTAAATTGAATTTGAACAGCCATTACACACCCTTTACTGATGAGTCGTAGTTAATAGTATACATAGATTAAGACCTCATTGCATCAACTGCACCCAATACATTAAACTGTATTGTATAAGCATTTCCCCCAGTTACAATACTTTCACTATCAATTGCGTTATTAAGTTGTGTTTGAATTGCACTTGTAACCCCGTCTAGATAACCAATTTCTGTATTACTAACATTACCAATAGAAGTAGTACTTGGTAAAACCACTGTTCCCGTAAAAGTTGGTGCAGCAAGTGGTGCTTTAAGGTCAATCTGAGTTTGAATAGCAGAGGTAACGCCATCCAAATAACCAATTTCTGTATCAGTAACATTTGCTACTCGTGCCTGAATAACTGTTGTATCAACGGCGACTGTTGGTGTTGCGTTTTCGCCAGAGTTCCCTGAAAGCGTTACGCCAGTACCAGCAACAAGGCTTTGGACAAAAGAGCCGACTGTGTCTGTGCTTAGATTAATTGGGTCATTGACCCATGCAGTGCCATTCCATTTAAGAAAATCACCAGATGTTGGTGTAGGTGCTGTAACGTCTGTAAGGGTGTCTAATGTCGTTGTAATGTCGCCAGGAACAAACTTTGTTCCATTATGAATAAGCGCTTTACCGTTTGTAGCCCCAGAAACATCAATTTGTGCATAAGTAACGTAGTTGTATGTAAGACTAGTCCAAGCGGTGCTTC